GCCGGAACAACGGATATGGACAGCCCTGGCGTTGGCGCCATGGTGATTGACGACCCGTTGAAATCTTCCGACTCAAAACAAGCACTCGACAACCTTGAATCTTGGTGGCAAGAGCAGGCGTCCACCCGAAGAACCAACCACTACTGTCAGATGGTTATCGCAACTCGCTTTCATGAAAAAGATTTGCATGGCGTTTTGATGGATGGTGACGGTCTTTACGACGAAGTTCATAACCCTTTTGGCTGGCGTTGGATCAACATCGCAGGACTTTGCGAGGATCCCCATTCTGACCCGCTTGAACGTCAGATTGGCGAATCGCACTGGGATGACAATCCGACCTTTTCTGTGCCAATGCTTGAGTCTCAAAAGAAAATCATGGGCAGCTTCAAATTTGCGGCTCTCTATCAAGGTGTTCCGGTTGCCGCAGAAGGACAGATTGTAAAAAACAGTTGGATTGAAGTTATTGAGGAAGAGGATTGTCCTCCCTTGGACGTCGTGTGGCTCGCAGCTGACTGTGCATTCTCTGAGAAACAAATGGCCGACGAGACTGCAATTTGCGTTGCCGGCATCAACATGCGCGATCCCACTGTGATTTACATTCGAGAAATCGTGAAAGGGCGATGGGGTTTTCCGGATCTTGTTGAAGCCGTGAAGCATAACTACACATACTATGGAGCGAAAGTTCTCTGTATTGAGAAAGCAGCTTCAGGGCATTCCCTTATTCAGGTTTTAAGAAAGGAGGCAAAGGTTCCGATCGAGGAGATGCGCCCTTTGAAGTCAAAAACTACGAGACTTCAAGCCGTTTGTCCTTTACTCGAAAATAGCAGAGTTAAATTAGTTCAGGGCTACTGGACTGACTCTTTCATTAAGGAATTAACATCGTTTCCGTTCGTTCGTCACGACGATAGCACGGATGCTTTTGCTTGGGCGCTCACTTACTATGCAATGAAAATGGACGTTGTTGATCGCGGTCTTCAAGAAACCATTATTCAAAACAAGAGATTCAAAGGAGAGCTTCTTCGTGAGGGGCTCACAGAAAGCTCGGTATTTGGCGAAATTCGAACCGGAAGGCAAAAGTTGTTTTCGGGCGACACTGCAATTAACGATCCCGATTACGATGCATCGACCCTAGGAATAGACTCCCGGTCTCCTTTTGTGAGCGGAAGGAGAGGAAGCAGAGGCCGTCTTGGTTATGAATGAGTCGTGGTGATTTGTAACCACCACGTTATAATCTAAAAGTTGCTGTTGTTTACAACAGATTTACTATGGCTACTCATCCTACGGATTTTAACAGCGACATTATGTACGCTGAACACGGAACTGTTGCGTTGATCACATCTCCAATCGCAGACAGGTATCTCAATAAAGCGAAGACGGATCGATACAAGGTTCCCGAGGACAGATATTCTCGGTGGTGTGGAGGAGAAAATGGTTTCGATGACTTTTGTGAGTGGATGTAAGGGTAAAACCGAATGTACGAGTTGCCCTTCCAACCATGACTCGTTCCATTAGTTCTGAAGGGGGTGATAAGGATGTAATCCTGTTAAGCAGCAAAGTGTATGACCTACCCACCGACTGTATCACTCCTTTAAATATGTTAGACTCAAAGACAAAGCGCAAGGCTCGCCGTGCTGAAAGTGCCCAGATGCTAGAACATTCCTACTCGAAGGGAATGGATGTGATGCCTCCCAAGTTTTTAACTTGGCGGCAAGAAGAACTCTGGAATTCCCTGAAGAAAAACACCGTCACTCTCGCACATGGCTGTGCAGGAACTGGGAAGACGCTGATTGCGTTGCACTACGGCCTGTTTGGTATCGCGTCCGGCGATTTCGAGAAAGTTTATTACGTTCGCAGTGATGTTGGCGTGGAATTCCAGCGTGGCCGTGGGGCTCTTCCTGGAGATCTTTCTGAAAAAATCGCACCCCTGATTGCGCCTGTTCTTGACAACTTGCCCTGCATCATGAAGTCGCATGGCGCAAGTGAGTATCTACTGAACAAGAAAATTATCGAGCCTGTTCTCCTGGAAGACATTCGGGGACGGTCGCTCAATGAAGCCTTCATCATCGTAGATGAAGCGCAGAACTTTCTACCTTCGCAGATCAAGACTGTTCTGACTCGCGTTGGTAAGGACTCTAAGATTCTCTTGATCGGAGACACGAAACAAACCGACATGGAAGTTTTTCGAAGGGAGAATGGTCTGGTGGATGCTATTCACCGACTTCGTCAACTTTCGGAAGTGGGTATTGTAGAGTTCTCAAAAGAGGACATCGTCCGAAACTCCGTTATTGCTCACATACTCGACCGCTACGAAGATTAATTGCTATGGGAAGTAAGTATCGCTGGTTTGACTTTGCAGCGTCAAAAGGTTATTCGGCCGACAATTTAGATGCCCTTTTGGCTGACATTCAGGGAAAACCAGCGACTTCTCCCTCTTCAAGAAGTTTGGGAAGCTCAAAAGAAAAGGCGGAAAAGGCTGATTCTTCTCAAGGAGGGAGGAACTCGTCTGGTAAAAAAGCCAAATGTGTAAAAGGGAATTCTTGCGGAGCTACGTGTATTTTTCACAACGACAAATGTATTATGGACTTGCCTGCGGGAGTACAATCCCCCGTATCACAAGTTAGAGACAGGTTAGAAAAGTTAGTAAAATCTGGAAAAATTACGGAGGACGAAGCTGCTTCTTATTTCGGCAGATTGGCAGAAAAAAGTAAATCAGAATCTACACAAGAAGATGAAGAAGATCAGGCTGTCACGTTCACAAAAGGAAAAGCAAAAGAAATTGAAGCAACTTATGAAAAATTTAAACAACAGTTCATGGTCAATGGGAAATTGGATGAAAAAGCACTTGACGAGGCTCTGAACTACAACTTGGAGTTGGCCGTGGCAGCCACTTACACAGAAAGAGAGAAGGCCATTCCCGCATCTGTCAAAGAAATAGAAGGTACTCAGCAAAGACGAGAATATCTTAAGAAGTATAGCGAGTTGCAGGAAGATGTTCAAAAAAGGAAAGATGCAGGAAATCCCTACACGCCTGAAGAATTGAAAAAGAAACTTGAACCTTTAACCGCTGAAAGAAGAATTCGTCCAGAGCCCACCATGGCAGAAAAAGAATTTTTCTTAGCTTTACTACCAAAACAAGAAGTCGATTATCTCGAAACTGCAGGTGCTTTACTGAAATCTCCGAACGGCGGGAGGTTTGGAGAAGATACGAGTACCTCTGCTTTACCTGTAAGTTATGGTCCCCTGGGTAAGCAAACCAGACAGGAAGCTCGTAACAGAGCTCTTCTTCTTGTCGGGGTGTACCATATGGAAGATGGACGGGATTTTGGATCTGGTGTTAGAATGCCTATAACATGGATGGACATGGAGCATAACATCCCTGCCGAAGTTGCAGGCAAAGCAGCAGAACAGGGATGTAATTTCTCCTTTTTTAGAACTGGATCCAATGTAGGTAGGGGTTCAACACCATATATTCAATGGTGGGAAGCAAGAGTAAAAAGTGAGGGTTATGAGTTTGACAAAAATAATAATTTGACGCCGGAAAGTCGAAACAGGGTTCAAAATAATTTTACAGAAAAAATGAATCAAATATTCTTTAAAAATGACGTAGAAAACAGAGCGGCCAGAGCAAAAACAGGGGCTCAAATCAGAGAGCTGTATGAACAAGCAAAAGCAGTCTCTGACAAAGCGTTGAGGGAAAAACTGTTAACAAAAATTATAGCTTTTAATTTAAATACTATAGAAACTGTCGGAGGAGGAATTCAAAGTCATGGCAGAGGTGAAAAGAGATGGTATTGGTTTGGAAAAGATGTGGCTGGTTCTGAACAACTTTCGTCGAAATTGCTTGAAAAATTAGCTTCATTACATGAAGAAGGAAATCAAGATAAAATAAGACAATTTAGGGAGATACTTAATAGTGGAAGTATCAGGGTCAAGGAGCAAGTGAATCGTAGAGTTAAACCGGACCCTAAAGATATAGATTCTGATACAGGACTGCCCTTTGTAAGAGTAAAAGGAGAAAGAGGCTCGGAAGTTAGAGCCATTGTTAAAGAAGTTCGAGACCAAATTTTCAACGAAATTATGAGTCTCTAGCTTAGGGTAAAATTAACCATCAATTCCCGCCAATAAATGAACGGTCACTTCTCCGAAGAAGCGCTGAGTCTTTTCGCTCAACTCGCAGCTCAGACGCAATCTGCCGATTTCTCTGAAATTGAACGATCGAGTTTTCAAGAAAGAATGGGTGGTTTTCATTTCGTGATACAAAATTCTGACGGTAGTGAGAAGGTAATTTCCTCACCCAAAGGGTAAAACCGTTTATAAACGTCTGATCAACAATGGTAGGCAAATTTTCAGAGGAAGCTTTGTTTCGTTTTGCTCAGCTTGCGACTCAAAGTCAATCGGTGAATTTCGCAGAGAACGGAACTTACGATTTCACTCGCTGTGTGAGGCCGGATGGTACTGCTTATGGTACGGGTGGTCAATGTCGAAAAGGTGTGGAAGGCGCAAAAGAACTTGTAGCCAAATCTCCCAAGATCGCAAAGGCACCGAAGGAAATCAAAAAAACAGTCAGCGAACCAAAGAAAAAAGAAAGTCTGGAAAACCTCTCCGGGGGGAAGACCGTAGAAGAGCATCAAAAAGCGTGGTCAGATATGCAAAAAAAGATGATGAGTTTACATGCAGCTGGTAAAACAGCTGAGGGTAATGCTCTTCTCCCGGAAGTGTTAAAATTAAGACAAATCTGGCAGGAAACTCAAAGTGCAAAAAATGAACAACCCGACTGGCTTAAGGAACCTGCAAAAGTAAGCAAAAAAGACGAAGAACTTCAGGCCCGTTTCGACAAATATAATCTTCGCCAAAAAGAAGCAGCTTCAAAACTTTCCAAGGATGAGAAAAAAGCTCTGTTAGATTACACTCACGAAGCGAAAAAAGGGCCTAGGTCTTATCGAAGCATCAACAGATGCCTTAGGCAAAATGAGTGTGATGGGGAAAAATCTCGCCAGGTTATTGCGGAATTAGACTCTGCTATAAAAAAACTACCAAGTAACACCGATGGAGACGCTTTTTATCGCGTCGTGCGCACTGACAACCCTGCCGGCAAAGAGTTGTACAAAACTCTGCTAAAGGCTAAACCCGGAACTAAATTCACTGACCCTGGTTTTAGTTCTTATAGTGCGGACAAAAGCGTGGTAGACGAGTTGGTAGATAATTTTCGCGGTGGCGCCGAGAACCATATACGTTTCGTAACTAGAAATAAAAAATTGACCCCCATTAATACTTTTTCCGGTAGGGAGTATGAGCAAGAGGCTCTATTACCCAGGGGAACTACCCAAACTATAGTGTCTGTTAAAAAAGTAGGAAATCAACTGCTTGTTGAGATCGATTGACAGTGCTGAACCGTTTACCGCCACCCCTCCGAGGGTAAAACTTGAAAAACAAGTTAAAAGTTTTTAAGGGGAGATGATGACTAGCGATGCGCAAAGACACACGATTCAATCGCCCCGAGCGGCACGAGATTGAGGCTAAACTCAAGCCTGGCACCCTGGCCGATGCGCAAGCACTCGGGGTGTGGAATATGATGCTTCAGGCTGATGACCCGTCGGAAGTCTGTCGGTGGTATCGTTCCTATCGTGACAGCGATCATTGTACTTTGCCTCGACAGCAATTGCGGGACATGCGCGATACGATGGTTCAGTCGATGCGTGAAAGCAACCGCCAGGATTCCAACCCTCGCAAAGAAAAGAAGAAGGGAGTCCATTACGATCATCACAACGACGGTCGCATTCGCCCAAGATCAGGAGCTTGACATGAACGCACTCGAAGAAATTTCCCAACACAGAGTTCCTTGCGGCCCGATGACTGTGGCTGCTTCCGGTGTTTGTAGGCGGAGACTGAAAGACTCTTTCGACCAACTTCTTGACAGGTTGACCGTAGAACTACACCAGGAGTACCGGGCACCTGAGCTTCCGAAGAACCATAAATTTGACGAGAAAGGCGAAGTCGTTCACAAAGACGAACTTGCGAAACGAGGGAGAATCGTAGAGGCAATGCAGAAAGGAAAGGAAAAGGCGAAGAAAGTTCGTGAACAAAATGCACCACACACACCCGAAGTTCTCGAAGCGAAAAGAGAGAAGCTTCTACAAGAGAGAATGATGAGGGCAGATGTGAAGAAGCAAGTGAAAGAATATGAGGAAAAGTTGATGGGAAATAGCAAGATGCTGCACGATATTTCAGGAAAAGTGAAGAAACGCTGACCAGGGTAAAATAAGTAAGTTCAAAGAAAACGACAAAATGACAAATCGTATAGGCGGAGATTATTCTCACGAGGCTCTGGAAGCATTTAGGGCAGCGTATGCTCAGCAATTGTCTACTCCTCAGGATCAAGATATCGACGCAAGAACAGGATTACCAACTTCCCACATATCTAACACCTCACCGTGGATAGATCATGTCGGAATTTGGAAATATCCAAGCGGAAAAGGTCCCGACGACGACCTGAAACAACCTTTTCAACCGGAATCCTACTATGAAGAAGAAGAGACTGAGGAAGACTCCGAAGAGGAAGGACAGTTAACTGAAGAAGAGGTCGATGCGCTTATTGATGAGATTTTACAAGAACTTGACGAAAGAGAGAGTGAAGATGAGTCTTCTACCCAAAGCTACGAATAACTTTAACGAGCGACGATTTCTGATTCGCAGCCTCGTTTTTATTTTTCTGATTCAGTTTGCTTCTACCGGAGCCCAGTTCGCTAATTGCTTCAAGCTGTCGAGTGGATCTGCAGACAGCAATCGAGCGAGTCTTATTTGCGGTGAAGCAAACGCAAGTTTCTCCGAAACGGGGAAGTTAGCGCTGACGACTCTTTTGGCATTGTTAGTTCCGGCTGCTTCCTCTTCCACCACAAACAAAACCACGGGAAATCGCAAATCTCCGGACGACCCTTCAAATCCTTCATGAAAGGGTAAAAGGAAAGTATTGCCACTACTCCTTATATGTACGGATCTCGCCTCGACTTCTCCGACGTTTCACTTCCTGGCGTGGGCGGTAACATCAACGCCTCGAATGCGGTTAGCATGGATAGGTTGAAAGAAATGAACGCCTCTGGCAAGAAGTGGGCTCCCGATATCACTGGTGGAATGTCCCATCACAACGAAAGCGTTCTGAAAATGAATGCCGCAAATCGTGAAAAGCGTGCCAGCCTCGTCAATCGCGAGTACAACGAAAATTGCGACGGCGGCAGCGCGATGAAAGAGATTTTTGATCGCAAAAAATCTAGAATGGCTTCTTTCAAAGAGCTGAAGAAATCCGAATACGGCTTCTCTGAGGGAGATTCTCAGGACTCTGAACTTCTCTCGATGCCTCAACCTTTTGCAATGGGTGAATGCAAATGCGGTGGTTCCTGCCCGGTTTGTCGTGAGAAAAAACGTAAAGAAGCCGAATACCGCGAGTGGAGCACGGAAAAGCGAAAGCAACTGAAAGCAGGCGACGTGAAAGGAGAATTCGCCGGTCCCGACATGTCTTTTCCAATTTCCAGTCCCGAAGACGTTGCAGCTGCCTGGTCTTCTGTCGGTCGTGCAGCCAACCCTCGAGCAGTCATGCGAAACATCATTCGAATCGCGGAGAAACATGACTGGAAATCAGGTCTACCTCAAACCGTAAAAGATCGGCTGGAGGCAGGTCAGTCAGGTTTGCCGGAGTGATATGGAACCCGTTGCGCTTCTTAGTGTTTTAGCGTCTGTTGTGACGACCGTAACCGGAATCGGCTGGGTTCTTGAAAGAAACGGAAAAAGAATCGACGAGCGTTTCAGCACAATTATTCGTCACATGGAAAAGATGGAGCTGGTTCTTGATAATATGCGGGCGGATCTTCCCATGAAGTATACGTTACGGGAAGACCATATTCGACTCTCAGAAAGAGTTGACACGATTCAGACCGAGATGGTTGTTTGGAAACACAAGGAGACTACCTAATGAACTTTGAAGATTATAATTGGAATCGCCTTGATGGCCTGGGTTTCAAAGAAAGTACAAAAGATGATCTCAAAGACGCTTGCTGGTCTGGCTATAAAGCGTATGGACTCAAGAAGAAAGGCGGCAGAATGGTTCCCAACTGTGTGAAGATTGATAGTAAGCACAGCGAAGGAGACATTGCTACTGCAGAGATGACACCGGGCTACCTTCCGAAAGAGCCTGGAAAGGGTGACAAGAAGAATCCGCAAATGGCGGAGGCTTCGCCGATTCGAATGCCTCGAATGGAAGTAATTGAAAAGGCAGCGAATAAGAACGGCCAACTTGCGATGCATGCTTCTCTTAACGACCCGATGTACTCGGAAATTCTTGACTCGACCGAAAACAACGGAAGCATGATCATTACTCAGCTTCGTGTTGCTCAGGACAGAATTGCGACTCTTCTCGACATTCTTTCCCCTGACGACAATCTCCCCCCCTGGGCTGCAACGAAAGTTGCGACTGCGGGAGTTTTCATTGATAGCGTGAGCGACTACGTTCGATTTGGCGAAGAAGGCTGATGTGGGGCTCTTTCTCAGAGGAAGTCCTCGAAACTTTCTATCAAGAGTATCTTGAGAAGGCAAATTTAGCCTGCAATAAGCCTCAGGCGGACACTCACAATGGAAAGAGCCACGTTGTTCGAGCCTGCTATCCCGGCGCTCCGGAAGGCGGCAAACTGATACGATTCGGTCAGGCGGGAGTGAAGGGTTCTCCGAAGAAAGAGGGCGAGTCAGAAGCTTACCGAAAGCGTCGTGAATCGTTCAAGGCAAGACATGCTAAAAACATCGCGAAGGGGAAATCTAGTGCGGCATACTGGGCAAATTTCTGGAAATGGGCTGAACAACATAGCGAGTGATTCCCATGCAAAGCAATTTCAACTTTCCTTCGATTGACCACCTCATCGAAGGTGTTCATTACACTCTTGTTGATTGGGACTTCGCGGAAGGTTGCGCACCCGGAGAGAAGATGACTTTCGGCGTTTGCCGTAAAGTTGGCGGTTCTCAGAAGGCTGCTTCAGAAGAAGAGCTGGCGAACGCGAAAGCGAAAAAAGAG